TGGGGTGCTGATTCTCACAGCAGCAGGCGAACCGAGAGCACCGCATAGATGCAGCGGTTCATTGGGTGACATGGGCGGTGAACATTATGCAAACATTGACCCTGCCACTTTGCGAGAATGGCTTGCGGATTGGTCGGATGTAGAAGTATTGCACGATAGGGCGCACGGTGACGTTTACGCTCACGCCATGAAAGGAAGGTGCTAAATGGCACGAACAGGAATGCAGACACTAATTGACACGGTACGAGGGTTCGCCAACGCCGCCCCTGATGAATGGGAAGTCACAAGCGGCTCGTCAATTGTCACCTATTGGAGCGATGACGAAATCCAGCGTGTGTTAGACCGGCACAAGGTCGAGCACATTCACGCGCCGCTTGAACCGGTCACCTCTTATTCAGGCGGTAGCGCGGTTGTGTTGCAATATCGGACAGGGATTGGCAACATTGAAGGCGGCACGTTATTTTCGGTTGAGGGCACGTCTGGAACTGTAAGCGGATATACGGCTGATTATGCTCGCGGTATTGTGACGTTTGCAACTGACCAAAGCGGCAAGTCATTCTACTGGAGTGGATTCAGTTACGACCTTTACGCGGCTGCTGCTGACATCTGGCGGATGAAAGCGTCTCACGTGGCAGGGCTGGTTGACTTCTCGACAGACGGGCACTCGGTCAAGCGGAGTCAGCAGGCGCAACAATACCTGAACATGTCGCAATACTACCAGAGCCGCAGCGCAAGCGAGGGAGTGCAAACATCCAGAATTGTGAGGAACGACCTATGAGCATTGGCTTGACCGCACGGGAACTCGCACAAATGCGGGTTGACATTGAGGACTTGATGCCTGATACCTGCGACATTTTGAGCGTGGCTTATACATCGGACGGCGAAGGTGGAATGGCTGAAACGTGGGGCACGGCTCTCGCAAATGTGAATTGCAGAATTGACTATCGTTCCGGTTCTGAAAAGGTGACCGGCGGTGCGATCCAATCTTATAGCAAGGCGGTATTGAGCTTGCCTTATACCACCGCGCTCACGACCAAACACAGGGTCAAGCTCGATGATTTCGTTTGGGCTGTGTTGAGCGTCAACGAAGGGCAAAGTTGGGACGTGGTTAGGCGTGCTGAATTGGAGCGTGTGCAATGAGCATAAGCGTTAGTGTTGATACAAGCAAGTTGAATAAACTGCTTGGTAAAGTGCCTAGAAATAAACAAAAGGCTGTCCGTTCCGCTGCTGATTACATTCTGGGCGAATCGCAGAAGTCTAACGCGTACAAAAATCGAACCGGTTACTTGCGTGGGAGCGGAAGGGTTAGCGAATCCTACGGTGATTTTGTGAATGTTGAATACACCGCTGAATATGCCGCTTACGTTGAAATGGGCACGCGCAAAATGGGAGCGAGACCGTTTCTGAAACCGGCAGTTGAAAAAGGGTCGGATCGCCTTGTGCAATTACTGAAAGAGGGGCTGTTGAAATGACATCACCTTATAACGCGCTCAACGCGGCACTTTACACGAAATTATCAGGTGGTACGGCTCTCACAGGCGCATTGGGCGGTACTTGCATTTATCACGGGCTCGCGCCGGAAGGGGCTGCCTTGCCTTACGTGGTTTGGAGTTACGTGGCTGGGGGTGCTGACAATTTCACACCGCGTGAGAGCGTACAGCAGGTTGTTTGCGTCAGGGCTTATGCAGACACCGCAAAGGAAGCGGCAACAATTGATGCACATATCAACAACCTGCTATCAGGAACTTTATCCGTGACCGGCTGGAACAACTTCTGGCTGGCACGTGAAGAAGACTTTTTACTGCCAGAAATTGACGAGGCAGGAAAGCATACGTGGGCTTGCGGTGCTTACTACCGTGCGCGCATGGATAAATCATAAAAGCTATAGGAGAACAAAATGGCTGAAATTACTGGAAAAAACTTAGTTGCGACTTGGGCGTACAGCGGTGGTACGGTGAACTTGAACACCGACTTTCGCACGCTCTCGATCAACCCGAACATCGACCTGGCTGAAACCACCGCCGGTGCTGATACCGACAAGACCTACATTGCGACCATCAAAGACGCGACAATCGAATGGTCTGGCTTGTACCAATCGGCTGGCACAGCTCTCGTTAGCGCGCTTGAAGCCGGAACAGGCGGCACGTTGACCGTCTACCCTGAAGGTACTGCGTCTGGCAAGCAGAAGGATATTTATCCCGCGATAGCAATGGGTGCGAAATTGAATATCCCTTACGCCGATGTGGTTGAGATCAGCTGCACGTTCCAAAAGAACGGTCCAAAGGCATAGCACATGGTCACACTATCTAACGGACGCGAGATTGAGTACGACTGGAGCGCGATCTCACAAAAGGAGTGGCGCGTGCTCATTGACAAGGAAACCGACCCTGATACCAACGACATTATCGTTGGCAAACTGGTAGGAATGACCGCGGATGAATTGGGTGATCTGAATCCGATTGATTACCGCAAAATTGCAATCGGCATTTGGGAATCGTTCAAAAAAGAAGCCGACCTCAACGATTCAAAAAACTAAGTGGGCGCGTCTACATGGCAGCCGTCACAAAGCAAGGGATGCCGTGGGAGTTCTGGCGGTGGGAGCTTGTGAAAGAAACAGGGTGGACGCTGGATTATGTGGACGCGCTCTCGGTTGCCGATATGAACGAATGGCTGCAAGTGAGAGACGGCATGGACAAAGCGAGAAAGACGTTGGTGAAATAATATGCAAATAGCGAGTCTTTTCGCAAGTATTGGTGCAGATACTTCTGGACTTCAAAAGGGGTTGAAAGACTCCGAAAACGCTATCAAGAAGACCGCACAAGGCATCGAGAAAAGCGGTGAAAGTTTCAACTTCGCTGCGATGGCGACTGGGTTCAACCAGACTCTCGAAATCGTAAACAAAATAGGCAATGCGATTAGCAAGGCTTATGCAGCGGCAAAAGAAGGCGCGGCTATGGAGTATGCCGCCGTAAAGTTCGACAACCTAAGCCGTTCAATCGGCACGACATCGAGCGCCTTGTTGATGGACTTACGATCAGCTGTCAAGGGCACAATGTCTGACATGGAGCTCATGGCTGGCGCATCCGATATGTTAGCGCTAGGACTGGCAAAGTCGCATGACCAAGCCGTGAGGCTAACCGCTGTGGCGGGAGCGCTTGGTTGGAACCTGGATCAGCTGACCCAGACCATCACCAACGAGACCACCATGCGGCTTGACTCGCTGGGGCTTAGCCTCGAGAGCGTGAAAGGGCGTTACGAAGCACTCAAGGCAGCTGGCATCGACGGACAGCAAGCCATGACGCAAGCCCTCATTGAAGCCGGTGAAGCGATGGTCAACCTGCAAGGGCATATTGGCGACACCGCGCTTGGTGCTTTCCAGAAAATGGAGGCTTCTCAGGCAAATTTCTTCGCTATGCTAAAAGCTGACTTAGCCGAGGGTATGACGTGGTGGGCGGAGTTTTGGGACAGCGCTTACGACAGTAGCACTGCACATTTGGAAGTCAACCGGATGTCAAAAGCGCTTCAGGGTGTGTTAGGAATTGACCCGAGCAAATTTAATGAAATCATAGAATACGAACCGCCAGCAAGCGGGTGGGAAAAATTCGTTGACAAACTATTTTATGGCAGCACTGGTCGAGCGGAAAGAGCCACCGATTCTTACAACAAGAAACTAGAAGAGATGGGTGTCTATTCCAGAAAAGCCGGCTTTGAGTTGGAAGCCGTCATATCTGGGCTTGAGGGCGTTGAACTTGCCATGTTCAAGACGAAGTTCGACGAAAAAAAGTGGTTTGCCAGCACAGCTTACCGTGAAGATCTAACGAAATATGCGGAGGGACTACAAGGCATTCAGTACGCGCTTGATAGAACCGGCGCAACTTACGATGCCTATGAGGATCAGCAAGAGGCGGTTGTCAGGCAATATGACCAATGGCGGGAAGAGTTGCATCGGACAGCTGAAGCATTGCGCACTGATCTCGCCGATGCTTATATTCAAGTTTCTATAGCCGAACAAGGTTGGCGTGAGGGCGTTTCCGGCGATTTGGCTGGCAGATTAGCGGATGATTATAAGAACAGTAAAATCAGCCTTGATAAGTACAAGGAATCGTTAGGTACGCTTGACAAGGTTTATGGCACAAGCCATCTTGCTCAACTTGAATTCAGTCTTGGGTTAGACGAACTTTATAAGAAACTAAAAGATGACCCTGAAGGGTTTGCAGAGGCAGCCAAAGCATTTGAAGCAATGTTCATGCCGTTAGACGCGGCGGTTCAGGCATCAATGGGGCTGGTTGGCAACCTGCAGGCGCAATTATCTGCATTAGAGCGAACCTATAATGCCAAAGTGAACATTGTCATTTCGACCTATGGCTCGATGGGAAGCCTGCCGATTGGCGGGGACGAAGGCAGAGGCGGCGGCAGTAAAGTGCCGCAATTCGCTCACGCGATGGGCGGTTACGAGTTAGCCGGTCAACCTTACCTTGTTGGCGAAGCGGGTCCAGAACTGTTTATCCCCGACACGAACGGGCGCGTCTATTCCAATTCGTCAAGCAGTGCAATGTTAGGCGGGGGCAATGGCGATCTGTTAGCAGCACTCGGAAGGTTGCCTACCGCGTCTGATATTGCGCTGGCGGTCAGAGACGCCTTGTTGATGGTGGGTGCATAATGAAATACGACTCGATAGCGTGCGAGTTTTACCTGAATGGCAGGTGGGTTGATCTGAACGCCTACCGACTTCAAGCGGCTGGTATCACTGGTTCGATGGGAATCCGAGGCTCGAACCCAATTGACAGAGTCGCTTCAACCGGACAACTCACGCTTGTTCTGCACAACGTGAATAATCTCTTTACTCCAGGTCACGCGAATTGTATGTCGGGATTCCAGTCGGGGATGAAATTCCGGCTGCGGTTGACCTACGAGGGGCGGACTCGCACCCGCTTTTATGGCGTTGT